CGAACGGCGGGAAAGTCCCGCAGGGATGAATTGCCCCGTGACCGGGAATTATCAACGCACTAAGGAAAGATCATGCCGATTCTCGGTCAAGGCGTAGTTCCAGAAGCAAGCCCTCTCGGGACGGAGCTCCAATACGTCACCCGCCGGGCGTTCGTCAAGAAGCTCGTCGTGCAAATCTACAACACCTCGCCCTTCACGGCGGCGCTGATTGCGAACGCGCAGCCGGCCTCGGGCGGCGTGTCTAGCGTGACGGTCCCGGCTCAGGGCACGCAGTTCGTGAACATGCAGTGGGTCGGCTACGACGGCTCTTTCAACCAGCCGGTTGTGCAGCCAGGCGTGACGAACCTGGAATTCAACCTGAAGGGCGCCGTGATCCCGATCCCGTATCTCGGGTTCGAGGGGCTGATCCAGGACTCGCACGATGTGATCCCGCTCATGGCCGCGCGCATGAACGACGCCGGCAACGTCTACTGCGACGGGCTCGCCACCGCTCTCGCCGGGAACATCACGAACACGCAGCAGGTCGTCGGCCTGCCCGGGGCGATCGATGACGGCACGAACCTCGTGGTGTACGGCGGGCAGTCGCGCACCACGAACACGTGGCTGAAATCCAAGCGCTACGCGATGGGCACGGTGGCCCCGACCAGGGCGCTCGTGATGCAGAACATCACCGGCACGTTCAAGAACTCGGGCGAGATCCCGACCTTCGGCCTGATGGGGCCGGCGACGTGGCAATCGCTCGCGAACGACTTCCTGCCGAACGAGAGCTACGTCATCACGCCGGAGAAGGGCTTCGACCAGGAGCCCTGGGGCGCGCGCTCGGCGTTCCGCGCGCTGATGGTCGCGGGAGTCCCGATCTACTGCGACCCCTACATCACCGAGGGCACGGTGTTCTATTTCAATGCCGGCTACGGCGCGTTCTACATCCACGAGCGCGCGGCCTTCGCCTTCACCGGCTTCGAGTCGACGCTCTCGAACAACCAGCTCGGCTACATCGGCGCTGTCGTGAGCCTGCTCGAGTTCGTGCTGGCGAAGCCGAAAGCCTGCACGGTCGCCACCGGCTACACGTTCGTAACCATCTGAGGATCACGCCATGCCCGTCAACAAACTAGGCGCCGGAACCCCCCTCTACCCGCCGATGACGATTCCGCTCGCGGGCGGACAGACCTACATCCTGCCCGGCGGTCAGGGCGTCGCCGGCACCTTCGGCTCGGCGATCCAGGGCTTCACCGGCTACACGCTGACGGGGCAGTACCTCGTCAACCTCGGGCCGTACTGCTCGCTGCAGATGTTCGACTCCACGCAGCAAATCTGGCGCAACATCCCCGCGGCGAACGGCACCCCGATCTTCTTTTCTTCGGACGGCACGAACTACCGCCTCGCCAACACGACCGGCTGCCCGGTCGGCGCCATCGTCACCACGGGCCTGGGCGCGCTCACGAACGGCTTCAACACCATCACCGTGACCCCGACCGCCGGGAGCTCCACGTGGAACACGATCGTCGGCGGCTCGATGCCTTCGGGCCTCGTCTCCGTCACCACCACGGGCTCGGGCTACGTGTACCCGCCGCAGCTCATCTTCACGCCGGTCAACCAGGGGTCGAGCCCCTACATCATGCCGACCGCCGTTGCGGTGCTCTCCGGCGGCTCGATCTCGAGCGTTACGGTGCTGTCGGTCGGCGCCGGCATGTTGAGCCCGCCCTCGATCACGGTCATCAACCGTCCGGGCGACACCATCGGCTCGGGCGCGGTGTGCCTGCCGCCGCAGTCCCTCACCACCGGCTCGCTCGCCCACATGTGGCCGGTGAACTACGGCACGCCGGTTACGGTGGCGCCGACCTTCACCTTCACGCCGGCCTCCTCGATCGCGGCGACCGCGATCATGAACTTCACGGTGACCGGCATCTCCGTGGTGACGGCGGGCGCCTCGCTCGGCACCTCGACCGCGTTCATGGCGACCACCGGCCCCGGGTCCGTTCCGGGCGGCCCGGAGACGCTGACGGCAATCGTCAGCAACTCCTACTACGACAAGCAGTGCATCTTCCCGCGTCCGGCGCAGGTCGGCTTCTTCGCTCCGGCCGGCGCGGTCACGCAGGCGCTCCTGCTCGGCAGCTCTATGGGCGTGCAGATCAAGGACGCCGGTTTCGGCCTGGAGGGCACCTCGCTCGGCTTCGTCCCGATGTACCTCTTCGCCTCCGCGGTCGGCGGCGGCACGGGAGCGGGCATCGGCACGACGATGGCCTTCGTGGCCGGCGCCGTCGGCGCGACGAACGACCAGTGCGTGATCCAGCCCATCTGAAACCCTGCATGGAGTGACCGCCATGAACCAGATTTTCGTCACGAACCACAACGATTTCGACCATCAGGACCGCTTCGACGGGGAAGATTTCTTCTTCCCGAAGGGCGAGCGCGTGACGGTTCCGATCGTCGCCGCCGAGCACATGTTCGGCCTCGGCCGGCAGGACAAGACGGAGAACCTGATCCGCTGCGGCTGGGGGAACGACCCGGGCGGCGTGACGAAGCTCGCCAACTTCGTGTTCACGCAGGGGATCATGGTGGAGGCTCCGGTGGACGCGCAGAGCGCGCTCCCGCTCGAGGACGCGACGACCATCTCAGGCGAGAAGCGTCCCGCCTAAATGAGCGCTCGTGACCACGCTCGCCAACTATGAAGTCCAAGTAGCGGACCTCCTGCACGACCCGAACAATCAGACCTGGACACTCGTCCAGCTAGACCGCTACATCAACGAGGCGCGCCGGCAACTGGTAGCCGATACCGGGTGCCTGCGCACGCTGCAAAGCTCCTATCTCACTCAGGCGCAGGAGTCCTACACCTACGGGCAGGTTTGCGGAGCCGCGATCAGCGGCACGATGACCGGCTATCTCACTGGCGACACCGTTGCCTTCTCCGGCGGAGGAGGCACTGGCGTAGCCGCTACCTTAACAGTGGCGTCCGGCGCGGTCACCGCTATTACGTTCACGAATTTTGGTAGTGGCTACACCAGTGCTCCCACCGCGACGATCACCACGGCCGCAGGTACGGGCGCGACGATCACGGTGGGCATCCTTTCCGCCAACACGCTCGACGTAGTGCGCATGGCTATCACCTGGGGCTCGACCAAGGCGACGATGAAATGGGCGCCATTCAGCCTGTTCTCGGCCAAATATCGCCAGAGCGTCGGCATGCAGGGCCGCCCGTTCTGCTGGTCGGACTACGGGGCGAACCAGGTCTACGTCGCGCTCTCGCCCGATCAGACCTACCCGGTGGAGTTCGACAGCGTGGTATCGCCCGCGGACCTCACGGGCAGCACCACCGACCCGATCATCGTGAACTACCAGACGCCGATCAAGTATTACGCGGCGGCGATGGCGAAGTTCTTCGATCAGAGCTACGGCGAAGGGGCGGTGTTCCAGAAGCGCTACGAAGATGCCGTGCAGCGCACGATCAACCAAGTCGTGACGAGCCGCATTCCCGACATCTATCAAGGGCTCCCGGTGCGCTAATGCCAGGCCAACAACAAGCGCAACAGCAGGTCGGCCGAGAGCGGGAGATGAAGCCGATGGAGCGCGGCGAGCGCGACACGCCCGCCATCGTATTCCGCGAGTTCACCGGCATGAATGTCCAATCACCGCGCCAGTCGATCAAGGACACGCAGTTCTACTGGCTCGAGAACGTCCAGCCGATCGCGCACGGCAACCTGCCAACCGTGGCGGCGCCTTCTGCTGCGCTCACGACGCTGACGGGTGAGACGGTCACGGGCGCGTTTACCGCCAACATCTCAGGATCGGATTTTCACTTCGCCTTCTGCTCTTCGGGGGCGGCGTATCAGGTGCTCGCCACCACGCCGTTCACGCAGACGGTGATCGGTGCCGCGGGGACGTTCTCCGGGAGCGGGGTGTCGTGCGCGCAGTGGAAGAACGCCGGGATCGTCATCATCGACCCTGCGAAGGGATATTTCGACTGGAACATCACGGCGCCGAACACGAGGACGCTCATCGATGTCGCGACGCTGGGGACTTCGATCGCGACCTATGCCGGGCGGGTGTGGATCGGTAGCTCGCGCACGGTGAAGTTTACCGATGTCAATAGCTACAACTCCTTCGCGGGTGCCGGCGGGTCGTTCACGATCTCTGACTCGACCCTGCACAACACGATCACGGCGCTCTTCAGTTCGAACAACTTCCTCTACATCATCGGGGACGATTCGATCGATGTGCTCGGCAACGTCACTGTCGCCGGCGGCGTGACCTCGTTCACGAGGAACAACGTCACGTCCTCGATTGGTTCGAGCCAACCGTTTTCCATTTTCCCGTATTACCGCGCGATGATGTTTGCAAACGCGGCGGGGTTTTACGGCCTCTTCGGCGCGAGCCCGCAGAAGGTCTCGGATGACCTCGACCAGATCATCAACAAGATTGACTTCACGCTCCCGGTATCCGG